AATAATCTTGCCAACCACAGTGGAGTTTGAAGTTGCAGCAGCAACCACATTCAATTTAACGCCAGCCATAAGTTCAACAACATATCCAACAGCCGGTGTAACACCAGTGCCAATATTAAGTGAATCTTTAGTCACCGAGAAAATGTTGCGAGAACGAGGAATGTAACCACGAGCGATTACGCCAGCCTCATTTTCAAATTCATCAAGATTCTTTTTGCGTTCGTCATACATAACTTCCTCTGAACCGATGATAGCGATGTCAGAAAGAGAAGTATTAGCCGCAGGGGTAACACCTTTCCAAACTTCGCGTTCTCCGGTCATAAGGCTATCAAGTTTAACCACGCAACCATTGTCAATAGCAGTCTCCGTAGAGCCCGCGCCCATATATTTGACAGAAACGAGATCGGCAGCAATATCTGTGCCGCTCATCAAATCACTTCTAAAAACGCCATGTGCCATTATAAATTTCCTCCTTAAATGTTAGTAGGCGGGTACTGTATGAACAGACCGCCGTATGGTTCATTTTCATTTTTCTTTTCTACCGCAATACGAGTAGATTTCGGTTTATTAACCGAGAAATTAGTTGTGGTATTTCTACCCTTTATCTCAAAGCACTTGCTTTCAATATCTTCAAGTGACAATTCAGAACAATTTGTACGAAGAGACTCAAATGTCTCAACTCCACTTAGATCTTCAAAACGAGCAAACAGCTCGTCCTCAGCTACTTTGCGCTCAGCATCCAACTTTTCTTTCTTGTACTGTTTTAAAGTAGACAGCTCCGCCTTAAGTTCGCTGATAGTTTGCGATGCTTGGCTATATTTTTCTTCAGATTCAGTTTTCACGCGGGACAACTCAGCATCTTTTGACGCCAAGATGGTTTTCCCGAACATATCAAAAGTGAATTTGTAGTTAAAATCAGTACTACCTTCATCAAAATCTACGATGGAGAATTTCTTGCGCTTTTTACACTTAAAGTCGACAACAACATTGTCACCGTTCATTGAGTATGGGAAACCATATAGCTTCCAGTCTTCGCAGTCATAGCAGTAAACTTCAGATCCCTCAGTATCGTAATCAACATATATATACTTGCGCATTTCTCCCCAGCAAGGGTCTGTGTACTTTATGTCAGACAAAGCTTCATATAACTGAGACATAAACTGTTCTCCGGTTAACGAAAACGCTTCGCCCCCCTCTGATTCATCATCAGATTGAGAGTCCGTTCCGTCAGACTGTTCACCGCCTTCACCTTCACTTGCAGGATCAGCTTCTGGATCGGTTTCAGAATCTGTGCCTTCGGGCGCTTCTGGATCTTCCGCATCTCCACCTTCTCCGGTAGCCGGAGATTCTGGTTCATCAGGCGTGCTGTCGTCGTCTGACTTTGCTTTCTTTTTCATCGCTTCAAATTTTGCTTTTAGTTCGTCAATTGTATAATCATCAATATTAAAATCAACCGATTCTACGGTTAAACCATACTGAGATAAAAGCTTCATTCTATCCAATGAGATACTTCCTCCTTTCGAGAGATTTTGTGTGATATTTTTTTGTGGATTTATGTCATCCTCTTTTGAGGTTGTGACCGTTGAAAAATGGTCTTTAAAATCAGACATCATTTTGGTGTATTCATCACGGAATGACTTGAGTGTAAACATTTCAATACAAGCAGACTCATAACACGGTTCAGCGCTTTCAAGTAAACAAAACGCTGTAAATTCAAAAGAGTCTATGTGATAATAGCCGTCAACAGTTTTTCCGCTATTGACCTTTATCTCCATAGACTCGTCAGTAATACCATTCTCTTTAATTTTGGTGTATGCTTCTTGCCGTTTCCAAATAATGATTTCTACGCAAAGGTATTCGTGTATCTCACCATTATCTTCTTCGATTTCCTCCCACCAATAATTTGCCGATTCTGGCACTACGCCGACCGGCTGTGTGATGTTAATAAGCCGAATCCCTTTACCGGTCTTAACGACATCAACATCATGTGCGCCGATTGAGTCTGTTTCACGATTGTAATTACAGACAATCGGAACATTATATATCGTATTGATGCACTTCTCAAAAGTACTCTTGCTGATGAATGATTTATTTCTATTCTTGCCTGTATACGCCACTCTCAAAACGCCCCTATCGAACGAAGAATTAATTTCAGTTAAATTGTCAACAGAGGATTCGTATACAATGCTAAATTTCTTTTCACTCATTATTCATCACCGCCTTTTGAGTATAGATAATACTCAGAAAGTTAGGGTATCCGATACAACACAGGGAACATCAACTGCGTCAAAGCTCTGGTCTGATTTGTTAACAAAAACCCATATCGTTTTTGTTTCATTCTCTTTCAAAAGCTCATACCCAAGATTGACAAGTTTATCCCTGCTTTCGGTATCCATAACATATATAAACATTGTTTTTCTCCTTTAACTCAAGCATCTTCACGGGTTTGTTCTCCCGCTTCGGATAATTCATCTGCATCTTTTTCATCCCTGCCGGGATCGTCTCCTGTGACACCAGTAGATTGCGTCGAGGAACTTTGTAATGGAATAAATCGTCCTTTAATACCAAGGACATCATCTTCCAAGAAATTCATACAATCCATTTCATCCTGCGCCAAGCCCTGTGATGCGCAATAGTATGACACCATAGGAATGCCAAGCTGACAAGCTTTTAGATATGCTTCTCCGCACTCTTTCCTATTAAAAGGGCTACAGTCCAAAAATGTAATCTTAAAATTTTTGCCATAAGATTGCGCGTGTATAAATCTGTTTAGCACGCCTTCAATGCTTTTCACTACTCCAAATGTCATAGACTGGTCTGCTTTTATTGAAAGCTGAAGAGCATTTGCAGACGCTTTTGTGTTGTTAAACAATAGACTTGAAACGCCAGCAGCAGAAAATAAATTTTGTTCTGCGTCCGACACTGTATCGGTATCTCCTGTATTAGACTTTTCAAAGCTGATTTTATCAATATTCATAGGAGATAGGACGGAACCAATTTCTTCTGGTAACACATTATCTAAGTTTCTCCAGAACTCTTTGGCTTTGTCTAAATCCATTTCCCACTCACCATCTTTGTTGATACCAAGCTTCATAACCAACATTGCGTAGTTTTCAAGCTCTGTCTTTGTGAGTTTAAGCTGCTTATAATCTTCAATGTCATAAACCTCACGCAATAATCCGGCAAATGGCGGTATTGCGTAATTTAAAATATCATTATTGCATTTTATAGCAAAAGAAGTGGGGGATTCTAATTCCTGCCACTTCATACCTGTTCGATCTTTTTGATAAAGATTATATTTGGTCGTAAATTCCTGTGGATAGTTTTCAAGATATTGAGCGTGACTATCAAAATATGAAAAATCAAACGATACATTAAGAACATTGTCTTCAACAACCGCAATGGTACAAGAGTCGGACGGCAATTGTTGAATAATAATACTGTCCGGATTTACCCACATTGTACCGTAAAACACATCTTCTCTTAAACAGACGGTAAGTACTTTTGCGAATTGGCTTTTAATATCCATAGAAGATAGCAGATTAAGAACTTTGTGGTAGTTTCTCCGTATCGTTTGCGCTTTTGTAGTCGTTGTATCAATCTTATGTGGTGATACTACATATGATAAATCCGACAAGCTTGAGAAGTATTGAATAAGACGCCTAAAATGCGAACTTGCGCCGTATATGTAAATTACAGCATTTCGTATATTCTTTTCATTTGTATAAGGGTTCTTCAGGAACTCCGCAATCTTGTCTTTGCTGTACAGATAAAAAGTAGGCGATGTGTTGACTCCGTTCATATCGCGGAGAACCAACTTATTTAATCCCGCAAATCGAGTCGGAATATGAATTGAATCGTCAAATTTTGTTTCTTTTGCGTAAGTCGATCTTTTTTCCTCTTTAGGGATATCGGTTACGATAATTTTCTTTTCGGTTTCACTCATTACAGGCTTTCACCGCCTTTCGATGTTATTTAATTTTTGGTGCTCTAAACATAAATACTTCGCTAACGCTGTCATCACTGCTTAACCTTTTTCGTATATTCTTTTCAAGTTGACAAGCGACCCAATAATTGTAGCTGAGACTTGAATATCTATCTTTTCTCATTCCGCTTTTCTCGGAAATTTTTATCAATCCATTAACATCCTCGTATTGCAAATTGATAAGTTCGTTGATTAAAAGCGTTGTGTTGATATAAGGTAGCGTAAATTCAATCCTATCTGACAACTTCATATTATCAAACCCTTTTATGGACGATAACGCCTTTTCGCCGTCATACTCAGTCGCAAGGAGTCGTATTTTTCCACTCTTAAATCCTTCTCTTAGCATTACAGCACAATCAGAGTTGAATTTTGCAGCACCATTGATTGCCCAGATAACCTTTTCTGCGTTGCGGCTTGTACATCTTGCAGCCATGTCAGGATTATTACAACAGGAAAGTGCTGGGTATATTTCGCCGGACTCAACATCTGCGATGTCGCTTGCGAGAGCGTCATAGACACCTATACCAACGCCCTTACAGTCAATGACTATATAATCGCAGTAAAACTCATCGAATAATTTACGAATCTGTAATGCCTGTTCTTCAGTCCTCAAGCCCTCAGATGTTTCTGTGTAGTTCACATTGTTGATGTATTTATTGGCTTTAGTCGGCAGTAATTGATTTATAAAGATTGCCGATGCGTCGTTTTTGTGTTTGTTACTTGACATTAACGCAATGTCAACTGATAATATCCTTTTTTCTCCAGCAGATTTGTTTTGTATTCTAACCTTGGAGTTATTGACGATTTTTGCACAAATTCTATCTGGTAACATCGGATATTGTATTTTTCTGTTCTTAGCAACAGATTCGTAATTAAAAAAAGAACCCTCTGAATCACCATAGAATTCAGCGAGCATTTCCATCATCCATTTAATTTCATTGAAGTCTTCATCGAGCATCAGGTTTTCTATGTCCGCTCTGTTAGACAAATTCTCTTTGATTGCTAACTGATATGGCAAAGAACAAATAAACCAACCTCTATCTGGCTGTTCCATATTTTTTACGAAAGATTGTACCTTCGTATAAGACCAATGATCTTGGAAATATGCACTCGATAAATAAACCTGTCTGTTCTGTTCTTGATCTCTTAAATGTTCGTATTTCGGGTTACTAAGATATCCAGGCTGTCTACTTGCCGTAAGGAACTTCGTTAATACCGTGTCGATTGTGTCTTTATCTATCATTCTAAACTCATCAAGCACAAGAACATTTGCTCTGTTACCACGAGCGGAGTCTGACGCGGTAACAACCTTAATAAACGAGCCATTTTTAAATAACGCAATTGCGTCAGATGAAGCTATTTTTATGTCGCCGCCCTTTAACTCACACATTAATTCATTAGACCTTGGAAGAATTTCAGTCCGTATTTTTTCCAAAACATTCGTTGCCTGACCTCTTGTTCCAGAGGCAATACAAATCTTTGTTCCGGGATACAAGATACATCTTACGCAACAGTAAATTGCGATTAAGAATGATTTACCAAGACCACGGGAAGCGATCATACAAAAAGCTGGGTTCATATTCATCGCATAAATGATGATTTTTTGAAACCAGCGTAAATCAATATGTAAAAAGTCCTTAACGAATCTATGTGGGTTGGCTCGATAATAGGCGGCAGCACGACCAATTGCTTGCTTGTGCGTATATTTCGCCATTATACCACCGTTTCACCTTCCTCAACATCATCATCAGAGTCGTCGTATTTTGGACGCTCAACAGTATATTTTTCAATTTCATCCTCAAACATTTGACTATACTTATTTTTGATTCCAGCGGTTCTGCACAGAGAGCCTAAAAACCAAGTCAGGATGTTGTGTCGCATACCATCGACATCTTTAAATTCTTCGTCGGGCTCAGGGATGGGATCACCATCCTCAAAGCGAGATATTTCAACGCCAAACGGTATATAATTTTCTTCTGTTTCTTTCTTTTGAGAAGGCTTTATGTTCATACTTCCAAACAGCGTGTTCAGAGCATTAACACTCTTTTCAATAGGCTTGCCCGCAACTCTGTCTCTGTTTATACTTATCTCTAAGTTGCAAATCTGCCTCAATATACCTTCTTCTCCGGGGCTTAATATCGTTCCGTCTGGATACTGAGACATCCAATAACTTCTTCTGCCTTCAAGTTCTGGATACATTTCAGGCGGAAGACCGGTGCCCCAATACTGGATAATATCCTCATCAACGATAATCTGCTCTTCTTCGTCGTATACGGGCTCAATATTACTGACAATTGAATCTTCTCTCGCTTGCTGCAATTCTTCAAGTTCAGCTTGTTCAGTTTCTTTTTGCTCAATGTCTGCGAGCATCTCTTCATCAAGAGTGTCGTCGAATGTCTTTCCTATATATTTGTATAAATTTGTTTTGCTTATGTAGGCTCTCACACGGGATTGGCTTGTACTTGCCTTATTCAACATTGCATATATTTCTGGATTCCAGTAAATATCAAATTTAAGGCAGATGCGTCGAATGGCATCTGCCTCGTTTTCAAGTGCTGTTTTGTAATGATCAAACAATTCATCAACACAGTTGTTACAAATAGTTAAGTATCCACCATTTCCCTTATACAAGGAGCTTTGAGAAGCTGGGAAATTTGCTTTCTGACGCTTATATTGCTTACGGCATCTACAGCAGTAAAACTCGGTACGCTCATCAGTAAGCGGAGAAGCCTGTTTCGGCTTTGTGCTTGCTGGTTGAATTTTGCTTGATTTCGACATAGCACATCACCGGTTATTCCCTAATAAAGCCCTCTTTTACCGCACGCTTTAACAGTTTGCCGGCAGTAAACTTGGGTGCTTTATAAGCAGGAATAACAATTCTTTCTTTAGTTTGTAGGTCAACGGTTTCACGCGGTTTACATTCTTTGACATCA